GAACCCCATCGACGCCGAGTTCGCGGAGCGGCCCCTGAAGAAGTGGCTGGTGTCGCAGGCCGGGTTCCGCTGGAAGGACGTGAAGGCGTACTGCGACAGGATGCAACTGCGCGAGCAGGAGGCGCTGGCAAGCGGCCGGCAGCCGAAGCCGCCGGGTAGAGACGTGTTGCAGCGGATGGGCCGCAAGTAGGAGACGACGATGGCGACCTGGCTAGAGCAGACCTTCGGCACGACGGGGCCGTCCGCCGGCCCGTCCGCGGGGCGGATTTCCACCGTCCAGGGGTTGACGATGCGCGCATGGCCCAGGCGCACGTCCACGCCCAGCGCGGTGTAGCGCGCCACGCTGTCGTGCGGCTCGATGTCGCGCACGACGGCCTGCACGCGGCGCATCAGCGCCGGCCAGTCGATGCGCGGCTCGACGCGGGCCAGGCCAAGGCGCTC